GGTGCCAGTTTGGGCAGGTGTTCGCGGATGTAGCGGTCGATCATGTCGGTGATGTGTGGCGCTTCGCGCAGCTCTTCCTTGGCCGCCAGCGGGTCCTGACCTTCATCAATCATGCGGCGCAGGTCTTTGGCACGTTCGCGCGCGGCCGTCACACTCCACTCTGGCCAGCGTCCGATCGTCATGCGCCGCTGGCGCCCGGCGTAACGGTAATCCAGCGTGAACGTCCGCATGCCGGACGTCTGCACCTTTGCCGCAAGACCAAGAATTTCTGTGTCAAAAATCTGGTAGCTGTTGCCCTCGATTGGCTCTGCCTCACGCAGAGCTTTCTCATTCAGTTTCAATCGTTTGACCATCAAATTGGCCTCCTTTCCCAATAGACACAGGCGTAGATCGGCGCCTCTATCAAGTCAGAACATGGGGCAGGGGGCGGAAAACAGGCGAAAGGTGGAATTGGGGCCTAGCCTGAATTCTACCCAATGATGCCAATGGGTTAGGATTGGCGCCCAGCGCAGGCTAGCAGAGAATCGCGGAAACATTGGGAATAATCCGGACTTCGTTAAAGGGGCGGCACGCGGCCCGACGATTTATCTTATCGGACGGCGATTTTGGCCCTACTTTCGCCTCTGGTCCTGACCCCAGCATCACATATGGAATACGCACGTTGCTCGATTCAGCGATGGTTGAGCGGCATAATCGCTTCCTGCTCTGGTCAACGTCTGGTCAACCCGTGAATACAATTTTGGGCACATCGAGAGCCATCTCAACCCTTCGAAATCCGATCAAAAACGGCGAACACGTTTGTGCTTTCAAAGGCTTGTCCCGTAAGTGCTTGAAATTAAAAGGTTCCTGTATTTCAATGGGTTGTGGCTCATAACCTGAAGGTCGTAGGTTCAAATCCTACTCCCGCAACCAAAAAATCTAGCAAGATATCAAAGGCTTAGGCCAATGCGAGGCGCCCCACGGGGCGCTTTTTGCGGTGCAACACAGAACAACACGTTCCTTCGCGATTCCAAAGACTTACACCGGTTCCGATTTCTTCCGTGCAACACCCATGCGACATGGAAATGACTGGATGTTCGTGCGATGTTCCCTTGGCCAAACCGGTTTCCTGACTACTGCCCGAAGCACGTGGGCATGGCCAGCTTGCTGATGGCAGCGCGAGCGCCTGTGAAATGCTGATCCGTCGGCAGATCCCAAGTTGGGAACAGGCCAGCGACAGCCGCCATATGGTTTTCCAACTCGCCGATCACCATGGTGATGTTCCATGTCCCATCGTATTCAGCGGCCGACCTCCGGAGATCGGCGCAGAGGGCCATGATGCTTGCATAGTTGCGCATCGCCAGAATCTGGCTCGCACCCTTCGTGTCATCGACTAAGAGGGCAAGGCCATCAAGCACGGCGCGGACATCTCGTTCCATCATGGCGCAGCGGTCCCCACGCCATCCAGCCGCACCGCGATGCTGGTAATTCCATTCCCGGCGGCTTCGGTCGCAGTGCCCACGGGGAAGCGCCCAGCGCCAGGCACGTTGATGTTCTTCGCCGTGTTGTCCCAAGCCACACGCGCGCCGACGGTCAGCACGGCAGCGGTGGCCTTGGGAAGCTTGTAGACGCCGGTGGTGGCCAGTTCGAGCGGATCGCCCTCGACGGCCGAATAGGCGGCGATGCCGAAGATGTTGCCGACGATCATCCCCTCTCCAGACGCGATGCCGCCTGCGGGAGTGGGCACGGTGATGACGAGGCCGTTCTGGATGTAGGTCTTCATGGTTCAGAGCCCTTTCGAGGATTGGATGCGGACCACGGCGACGCGCGCTGTGGTACCGGTGATCTGGCGGTTGAGGTCGCCCAGCGCGGCCGCCATTTCCGCATCGGTCGCATAGGTGACGCGTTTGCCGTCATATTCGACGGTGCGGACACCCTGATAGCGGGCGGCCATCAGAGCATCGCGCCAGGCTGTGAGTTGGGCGAGGTCGGCCATGTTTATGCCCCGCCGTTCTGAAACCAGCCGCGGTGGTCAATGAAGCCTGCGCCGAAGTCCAGGATCACCCGGATTTCCACGCCGTCCACGTCCCAGCCAGACCGGCTTTCAACCTGCGGGCCTTCGTTGCCCGAGAGGTAGGCGAACTCCAGACCGTCGATCTCACCGGGATCTGCGGTGACATACCAGCGGGTCGCCGACGAGAGGCGGGGTTCTACCACCAGCGACATCGCCCCCGAGAAGGGGTTCACATCGGCGGCGGTGGCGGGTGCGATGGTGGCCAGCCACTTCTCGGCCACGGTTTCCAGTGCGGGCGGAACCAGCAGGTTCTTCGGCGTCACGCGGACAATGCGGCCATCGATGCCCTTCTGCGTCCGCAGCGCCAGCCGGGCGGCAGAGAGCGTCGCATCGGAAATCACCGCGCCTGTGCCTGCCCTGTTGCCATGGTCGACGTGGAACAGAGCCTTGGTGTCCGACAGGGTTGGGCCGTTGCCGCTGTTGGCCTCCAGCAGGGTCACGAGGATCCGCGCCTCTGTCTCGGCCGCGCCCTGACCCATGCGACGGGCGAGGTCCGAGAACGCGCCGAGGTCATCGTTCACCAGCACCTGGCGGGTGATGCCGATCTTGCGCGCCCACGTCTCGATCTTGTAGGCCTCTCGCGCCTCGGCCATCGTCCCGGCCTTGATCTCGCCGTGCTCGTTCAGCTTTTCCAGTAGAGGGGCTTCGCCCAGCATGATCTTGTTGACCGACCGAAAATCCCGCGCAGTGGTCTGGCGGCCAAGGCGGCGGATGCCAGAAGGGGCTGCCTGGTAGGCATCGCGCAGAACGCGGCCCACGGTGTCCCCGAGGATGATGGGAAAATCCGAAGTGGTGTGCAGTGCGCGGGTGACGAGGCTGGCAGGAGACAGCGCCATGGTGGACTCGCCCCGCAGCGTCAACAGTTCCTTGGCCATGTCCACCGGCGTGGCATAAGCGTAGCGCCTGGCCGGGTCGGACAGTTGGTGCCGGGGGTTGATCCGCGCATAGAGCGCCTCGCCCATCTGGCGTGCGCGCAGGGCCGGGTCGTCCTGGCTCTCGCCGATCTCGACGCGGACCTGTTCGGTGCGGATCGTGGGCGCGCTACGGGTGGCCAGCGCCTCGAAGGCGGCACGGCGGGCGGTGTCGGCATCGGCTGCAGCGTCGATCTGACCGTCGATCCAAGTTTGGTCCAGCCCAGCGATGCGGGCGATGGACCTGATCTCGGTGTTGGTCGTGGCGCGGGCATTTGCACCGTTGTCGTTTGCAACGGTGCTCCGGATATCATCGGGCATATTGTTCTCCATTCTAATATGGGCACCCGGGTCTGCGGGCGTCGGCACCAGGGAAATTTCGTGGGGGGTCCAGCGCACGGCGGTCAGGACGCGCGCGTCGTTCTCGGTGGACTCGGACCAGTCCTCGACCGAATAGCCGACGGAGACATGGCGCAGGATACCCGACAGCACGTCCTGCCAGAGCGGTTCCACCTCGGGCCGGGCCGAGAACCGGATCACCGCCGTACCGCGCTGGCCATCGATGGCAGCGGATTGCACGCTGCCGAGCACATCGCGCACGGCGGATTGGCGGTGGGCATCGAGCACGCTGGCCCCTTGCAGGCGGGTCAGGTCCACCGCCTCGGGCGCGAGGCTAAGGCGTTCGATGTATTGCCCAGCCATGTCGCGGCGGCGCACGGGCGCGCCTGTGGACCAGATCACCTCGACGGTGCGCGCATCGCGATCGGCGCTGGCAGGGGCCAGATCGGCGCGGCGGGTCAAAAAGCTGTTGCCGTTTGCAACAGCTTTCACCGTTTGCAGCACGGGCGTGGTGCCGGCAAGCAGTGTGACGGTGTCATTCATCGGTGGGGTCCTCCTTGGCGGCGGGCGGCGTACCGAAGCTCAGGCCCAGCGCATCGGTCCGCGCTTTGTCAGCGGCAATCTCGGCATCGACTTGTTCTGCGTCATAGCCCCGTTCCGAAATCGCCTGCCTGCGGCTCTTAAGCCCGGCGTTGATGGCGAGGATCTCAGCCTCCACGTCCTTCTTGGGATCGACGTAGTCGAACTTCGGCGGGAGCCATTCGCAGCCGAGATAGGCGGCGGGGTCGCGGTCGAAGTCCCGGGCGGGCAGATCGCCCGACAGCACCGCCAGCCGCACGAAGCGGTCCCACACCGGGCGGCAGAACAGATGCACGACGACATTGTGCTGCAACTGCTCGACCCGGCGGCGAAACTCGATCAGCCCAGCGCGGATCGAGGAATAGGTGACACCCTCCAGATCGCCGGAGACCAGTTCGTAGGGCAGGCCCATGCCCGCAGCCACGGCGCGGAGGTGGTTCTTGACGAACGGGCCGTAGGCGTCGCTCTCGGTCGGGTTGGAAAAGCGGATATCGGTGCCGGGAGGCAGGGGGATGAGGCTTCCGGGTTCCATGCCAACCGTCAGCGCGCCGTTGGTATTGGTGCCGGTCAACCCGCCCGCAGAGCCATCGGGATCGGTGATGAAGCCGGTGAACAGCGCCGCCACCTTGGCCTTCACCAGGGCCGCATCCTCGAACTGGTCCAACTCGTGCAGGCGCAACAGAACCGGGGCGAGCCAGGTGATCCCGCGCAACTGTCCAGCCGCCAGCGGTTTGAACAGGTGAAGGCAGTCGGTGGCGGGCAGGCGCAGCGGTTCCAGCCGCAGAGATGTCAGCGGATCGCCGGGCCGATCCCGCATCACCCAGTAGGCGGTGCGCTGCCCAGCGCCATTGAACTCGATGCCAGCCCGGATGCGCGCGCCACCACCAATGTCACGATGCAGGTCAAGCGGCACCTGATCCCGGTCCAGCAGGTCGATGTGGAGGGGAACAGCCGGGGCATCAGGCACCACGCGCAGCCGCGCGAAACTCTCGCCGCCCTCGACCATTGCCCGAACGGCCATGGCTTGCAGACCGTAGAAATCAGCCAGCCCACCGGGATCGGCATGATCGGTCCAGCGCAGCCAAAGTACCTGTAGCCGTTCGCGCACCGCACGGTCGGGATGGGTGGACTGCGGCTTGATCCCAGCGCCGACGACGTTGCCCACCAGGCTGTCCACCGCCGCCGCGACCCAAGGATTGTTGCGTGCATACCATCCCGCCCGCCGCGCCGCCGTGGTCGCGCCCGCCAAGATCGCCGTGTTCAGGCCATCGACCGTCCGCGCCCCCTCCCAACGCCGACCGCCACCCGCAGCGTCAAAGCCGCGCGTGCGCGTGAGGCCGAAAAAGCGATGAAGGAGCGTCCGCATGGTGCGGATTGTCCCATTTCCAGCGCCTCCGGGGTATCAGAGCCGTTGGGAAAGGTCGGGAATGGTCTGCGCGGAGCGGAACGTGTCAACAACTTTGAGACAGTGGCACTTGGACTTTAGGCTTGATTTTCCTCCGTTGTCTTTGGTGGGTTGATCCAGACAGCAGTCGGGATTTTGGGCGGCTTTGGTGGTTTGCGGACAAAGCGCTCTGGGGTGGTCATGTAGGCGGCATCCA